ATTGTTAGGGTTAGCAGGAGATCCGGACAAATTAGGAACAGGAGCAATTCCAAAACATTTGATTGTCAACACAGAGCGAAATCCCGGTGTACCTAATGGAATTGGGATGGCATTGGTCAAACATGTAAGTGGAGAAAACTCCCGTTTAATGTTTAAAAGTTATGATTCTGGTGCAGCAGCGTGGATGGGAGTAGCCGTAGATGTGATTTGGTTAGATGAAGAACCACCGCAAGATATTTATTCACAGTCCTTACGTGCATCACTCAAAACGGGTGGCCCTGTTTACTTAACGTTTACACCAGAACGTGGAGTGACGGGAGTAGTTCAGAACTTTTTAAACGAACGCAAGAAAGGACAAGCACTAGTTACGGCTAGTTGGGATGATGCTCCGCATTTATCGGAAGAAGTAAAGGAAGAGATTTTAGCTGCATTGCCAATGCATGAACGGCAGATGAGATCAAAAGGCATTCCGGTATTGGGAAGCGGACAAGTGTTTCCATTATCAGAAGATTCGTTTTCCGTAGATGCTTTTGCGCTACCAGATCATTGGCCTAAACTGGCAGGAATTGATTTCGGGTTTGACCATCCGACTGCTGTAGTGTGGCTTAGTTGGGATCGGGATACAGATACGGTGTATGTGTATGATATTTATTGTCAATCGGGTTCTGGAATGCTGCAACACGCAGAAGCTATACGGCTGAGAGGAAACTGGATTCCCGTAGTGTGGCCCCATGATGGTTCACAGCATGACAAAGGAAGTGGCATATCGTTAGCGGAACAATACCGCAAAGCTGGTGTAAATTTTGTGGGAAGTCACTTTCAGAATCCGGAAGGTGGCATCAGTGTGGAAGCAGGATTGATGGCAATGATGACAAGATTTGAAACAGGCAGACTAAAGGTATTCAGTCATTTGCAGGAATGGTTTAAAGAGTTTCGAGTCTATCATCGAAAAGAAGGCAAAGTAGTTAGAAAGCATGATGATTTGATGAGTGCAACTAGATATGCAGTACAGTCTTTACGGTATGCAACGATTAACAATTGGCGACCACGATCAGAACATGCCATAGGTTCTCTAGTGGATTCGCAACACAATCCATTTGAGTATTGGAAGTATGGCAAGTCTCCTAACACAATTGCGGAATCAGAAAGCACGTTACCAGACGGAGTCCACTACTGGCAATAGATACCTAAAAGCCTACAACACATTTTTAACAGAAAAGTATCAACCTGCTTATACAGCAGCCTACCAGTACAAGCCCGTTGTTGATTCAGCATATAGTCAGTACAAGTCTGCCTTTGATACAGCAAAAGGAGAATATGATCAGTTGTTTGCTAGGGAAAAAACAAAGTACGAGTCTGCAGTGGGAGAAGCACAGAGACTGCAGGGAGTAGTTACTCAAGCCAACACGAACTATGCAAATTACAAAAAAACAAATCTAGATCCGTATGAAGCAGAGTATTCTTCAAGAGAACAAACCTATCAAGCTGCGAAAAACAAAGCCTTTCAAGCTGCAGAGCAAGAATATTCTACAACTTCTCAAGCACTAGCTACTGCTTACAACACTGCATTTGATACAGCAGCATCTGACTATGACACCAAAGAAGCTAGCTTTTGGGGAGCATTTGATACGGCAGCAACAGAAGCAGAAAAATTAAAAAAGCCAATGGACGCAAAATGGGCAAAGAACCAATACGTCAACAAGATTTCTGCTTATATTTCTTCACAAGACAAAATACTTAATTTTGACAGTTACGAATACTTAGGAGATGGGCAGTTCAACTACACGTATACTTCACCGTATTCTGGAAACAAGTTTCAGTATTTATCTAATCGTGCGCCAGACACGTATGACGCAAATGAAGGATATATGCTGCAAGCCAAAGTAGATAAGTATAATTCTTATCTGGAGACTTACAATAGTGGAGATCGCTCTAGCTTGCCAGATTATGTCAGTAGAGAATGGTTACAAAGAGTAAGAAATGATATTGAAAGCGGCATAAAGTCTTTACCAAAAACTCAAGCCATTGGAGAAAGAGAAAGAAGTGCTTATCAAGCAACACAGAAAGAATACAACGATTATGTAGCAAAAAATGTAACACCAGCTCAGAATGCCTATGAATCTTTTGTGGCAACGTCCAAGCAATCTTATGCAGATTCAGCATCAGCTACTCAGTTAAAAGCCTACCAAAATTTTGTAGCTACTTCTTCTACAGATTATGCGACCAGCAAAGCAACAGCCGCAACTACATCAGAAGCACAAGCCGTACAAGATTACGTGTCCACCTTAAATGCTCAACGACAAGCAACTACCAACTATTACAATCAGAACGTACAACCTGCACAGAACACTTACGATCAATACATCAGCAACACGTACAATCCTGCCAAACAATCGTATGAGCAAGTAGCCAATGACACCAACTATGTGACTAGCCGAATCAGCGCACAGAAAACAAGATATGAATCAACAGCAACAGAATTTAATCGGCTAAAAACCGTATATGAAGGAATGCAACCTACACTAGATCAGCTTAAAACAGATTATCAAACATCAGTAGATGCATTGAGTGGTCTTAGTTCTAGGATTACTGATTTGGAAAGAAGTGTCCAAATTGATTTAGATCCACGTAAATCCGCTACAAGAGTAGGTCAACGGCAATCAATACTAACTAGAGGTTCCAAACGTGCTGGAGCCGCAAGATAAAGGATACTTATGAGTTGGTTATCGGAACAATGGGAACGTACTGAGAAAGCATTTAAGACAAACATCTCTAACACACCTTTAAGTAAAGTAGATTTAGGTTCAGTCAATTACGACCAATTTAAATTAAATACAGACCAAGACTTTTCTCCTTTTGTCAAAGGAGCAATTGTCGTAGCAGGTACAACGATTGGAGCAGCAGAAGGCTTTTTAATAACAGGTGGCAATCCTTACGGTGCATATGCAGGAGCAGCAGCAGGAGCAGAGGTTGCCCAGAATATAAACAAGAATGCATTTGGATCTAGATACGATCCTTCCAAAGATGGTGGTGCAATTCAAAAAGCAGTTACCGGAACCACCGGAGATATTCAACGAGAGACAGTGAATACTGCCAAAGGCATTCAGAATGCGACTATTGTCAACACCAGCAATCTGCAAAAAGATGCTGTTGATTTTGCGGATCGTAATAATTTAGGACGCAATGAGACACTAGAGAAATGGGCAAGCGAAATAACCGGAACAGTTGAAGAAGGAGCAAAGGAAACAACCAAGATTGTAGAAGCCAATGCTGCTGGCATTACCTCAGAAGCTGAAAAAGGTGCGGCAATGCTGACCACTGCTGGTGAAAACACCGCAGATGCTTTTTCAGATGTTTATGATTTATTGACAGGCAAAGCACCGGATGAAGAAGGAATGGGAGATTTGGGAGCAGATTACGGAGACGGTGCAGATCTAGAACCGTTAGATGAGACTTCAATGGATGATCCATTTAATACAATTGAAGATGGAACAGCCAAAGACGATCAGATGACAGAAGAAGAAAAAATGAAGAGAATTCGCAGGTTGTTGCTCAATCGTTATGGACGGGAAGATACAATTCTAACCGGAACTGCAGATACTGCTAATCGCAGGACATATGCCTTATGAACATAGCACACGAACTAACTGCTGAATACGAAGCACTTAAAGGAGATAGAGGCAATTGGGAAACAATGTGGCAGGACATTGCCGAATTGATGATTCCCAGAAGAGCAGATTTTACAAATCGCAATCGTGCAAGTGGAGAGCAACGTAGAAGCAGGATCTATGAATCTACAGCAGTTCGTGCCGTAGTACGTGCAGCTAGTGGACTGCACAATACATTGACCAGCAATACGGTTCCGTGGTTTGGTTTGGAAACAGAAGATCCACAAATCATGAGAGATCGAGAAACCAAACTTTGGTTAGAAGAAGCTACACGCATTACTTCCAATGTTTTTAATTCTCCACGATCTAATTTTCATAGTGCCATACACGAATACTACATTGACTTGGTTACTTTTGGGACAGGAGTCCTGTTCGTGTATTACGATGAAGATGAAGGCGCACAATTCAGATCGTACTTTTTAGGAGATTGCTGTTTAGCAGAAGACAAGCACGGCAAGATCAATTCGGTATATCGTACTTATTTTGATACAGCACGATCCATTGTTTCCACCTTTGATAGCGTATCAGATGGAATCAAGAAAGCTGCAGAGAAAGAACCATTTCGGGTATTTGAAATTATGCATGTGGTTAAGCCACGTGACAGTAAGGGACGTACCAAGAACTCTAAGCCGTATGCATCGTATTATATAGAAAAAGAGAGCAATCATTTATTGAAGAAAGGTGGCTTTGATGAATTTCCATTTGTTTGCAGCAGATGGCACAAGAATTCACAAGAAGTATACGGCAGAGGTTGTGGCACAGAAAGTTTGCCAGATGTGCGAATGATTAACGAAATGGAAAGAGTAGGATTGATTGCACTACAAAAGATGGTTGATCCACCATTGCTTGTACCAGACGATGGCTTTTTGTCTCCTGTGCGTACCACACCCGGAGGTTTAAATTATTTTAGATCTGGATTGGGGCCACAAGATCGTATCACGCCATTGCAGACAAATGGCAGAATTGATTTGTCTGAACAAAAAATAGGAATGGTGCGTCAATCTATTGAACGTGCTTTTTATTTAGATCTTTTGGAACTGCCAGCAAATATAGCACCGGATGGAGACATCTTGCGTTTTAGTGCAACAGAGATTGCGGCAAGACAGAGAGATCGCTTGCAAATCTTAGGGCCGATTGTGGCTAGACAGGAATCCGAACTGTTGGGGCCATTGGTCATTCGCACATTGTCAATGCTAATTCGTAACAGACAATTGCCTCCTGCACCATCTGAGCTGATTAATTCAGATGTCAAAGTAGTGTACAGCAATCCGGTTGCGGTATCGCAACGTAGTGGAGAACTGGCTTCTATTAATCAGCTAGTACAGTTTATGGTTCCGTTTGCTCAAATTGATCCACAAATTCTGCAGGGATTTGAATTTAATCGAATCGGAGAACTAGCTGCAGAAATACTTAAAGTTTCCCCATCTGTCTTTAAAACAACTATGGAAAGAGAACAGGAAGCGCAACAGCAGGAAGCTGAACAGCAACGTGCTATGGAAATGCAACAGGCAATGGCAATTGCTCAACAGCAGAATTTAATTGCCGAAAGTAGACGTAATGATTCACAGGCATTTTTGAATGAGGCCAAAGCATCGAAGGTATAGAAATGATTGAATATGAGACGGAGGCAGACCGGAAAATAGAAGAACAAGTCCGGTTATTTTTGCAGGGTAAAAAGTTTTTTGTAATGTCCAATAAATCGAAGTATCCGCTAGATTGGATTGTGACTGATCCGATTACGGGTGCAAAGGCATTCGCTGAATTTAAATGTAGAAAAGATGATTTTGATTTTATGAATCGACTTGGTGGCCCGTGTATTTCGGTAGAGAAATATGTAACTGCTACTCAATACGCAAAAGCCACCAATCTTCCTTTAATGTTTTTTTGGTTACTGTCTGATGCATTATTAGTCTACATCACCAATACGTTTCCACCACAGGAATTATTACCAATGCAGGATCGCAGAGAACGTGATCGGATATCACCGTGTGTGCGAATCCCATTAGATGATTGTAGAGTCTATCGATGAAAGAAAATCAGCGGCAACAATTTTACAAAGAACTATTTGAGTCCGATATTGGACAAATCGTGTTGAAGGATTTAGTGGACAGACATCGTGTACTCTATTCTTCTTTTCAGCCAGATCCACTCGCTGGAGCATTTTTAGAGGGCAGGAAAGCCGTAGTGCTGGACATTCTTAGGTTTTTGAATGTCGATTTACAATACCTACAAGATTCGATGAAGGAACGATATGACAGAAGCAGCATTAGCGATTGAGCCAGAAGTACAAGAATCTGCAGCACCAGTAGCAGAATCCAATACTTCCTTTAATTCATCAATGCTTTCGGATGATTTACGACATGAGCCATCTCTTAGAAACTTTGATGATGTCAACAAGTTAGCAAAGTCTTATGTACACTTAGTCAAGAAGTTGGGAGCGACTCCAGATTCGTTAATTCGTTTACCATCCGGTCAAGAAAATTGGGATGAGGTTTATGACAGGTTAGGTAGACCAGCCAATCCGGATGAGTATGAGATTCCCTATGACACCAATATGGAAAAGGAATTTGCCTCCGAAATACATAAATTGGGGTTATCGAAAACTCAGGGACAACAAGTATACAATTTCATTAAGAACAATGGAGAACTATCTAGCCAAACGGCAAAACAGCAATTTGAAGAATTGCAACAAGAAAATGTAAATAGATTAAAATCAGATTGGGGTTCAGATTTTCAGCGAAATGCAACCAAAGCCAGACAAGCTTTTTTGCAGTTGGCAGATGCAGAAACATTGCAGATGTTTGAACAAACTGGATTAGGAAATCATCCGGAAGTAGTTAAGATTTTCCATAAGGTTGGTGAAATCTTAGAAGAAGATGGACTACTAAATACTGATATAGGTGGCACAGGAGCAGGAGGTAGAGCGCAGGTAGAAAGCAGATTGTCAGAAATCATGAAACCGGATAGTGGTTTCTGGGATGGAATGCACCCAGATCATGATCGTTTAGTGGCAGAAGCGTTAAAGTTACGAGAGATGTTAGTATGACTTATGAAGATCATGTAAAACTAAGAACAGAATGTTTGCGTTTGGCAAAACAAAACGCTAGTATTGCAGGTATGACAAACTCACTAACGTTAGCACAAGAGTACTACGAGTGGGTTTGTGATGTAGACAAAAGACGTTTAAAACGTCAATTAGAATCTCATGCAGTTTGACAGGATTGGATAATCTTTTCTGACCCATTTAACTGCAAACCTCTTGGAACCCTACCGTTAGGACAACTCCAGACTTTAGCATGAGAATTAACCTTCTTAGCTATTTATGGAGTTGTAATGTCTTTTCAAGTTACAACCGCATTTGTTGATCAGTATAGTGCAGTTCTACAGCACCTTTCACAACAGAAAGGTTCAAGATTGCGTGGACTGTGTCGTACTGAAGTAATGCGGGGCAAACAAGCTTTTTTTGATCAAATCGGTCAACAAGTAGCATCTGTACGAACTACACGTGGTGCAGATACAATCCTCAATGATACTCCTCACTCAAGACGTTCTGTAACATTGCAGGACTATGAAGTAGCAGATCTGATTGATGATCAAGATCGACTACGAATGATTACTGATCCAACTTCTTCTTATGCTCAAGCACAAGCATTTGCATTGGGCAGAGCAATGGATGACGTGATCATTAGTGCTGCCACAGGAGTAGCATATACGGGTGCTAGTGGTACTTCACAAACCTCATTGACCAACACAATTGTAGCTGGTGGTACTGGACTAACCATTGATAAATTGCGTGAAGCAAAGTTCACACTAGACAATGCTGATGTTGATCCTTCCCTACCACGAATCATTGTAGTTTCTCCAAAGCAAATTCAAGATTTGTTGGAAACTGTCGAGATTCGTAGTGCTGATTTCAACACGGTTCGTGCGTTGGTAGCTGGTCAGGTAGACACCTTCTTAGGCTTCCAATTTGTAACCAGTACACGATTGGCAAAGTCTGGATCTGACCGTACTTGTTTCTGTTATGCTATCGATGGGATCTTGCTAGCAATGGCAAAAGATCTAACTGTTCGTGTAGATGAAAGACCTGACAAATCATACGCCCATCAAGTGTATGCTTGCATGAGTCTGGGTGCTACAAGAATGGAAGAAGAAAAGGTTGTTTCAATCATCTGTCAAGAATAATGAGGTACAATGGCTAGTGTTAATACTCAAAAGATGACAGATATTACTTCTGTCCCTAAAGTAATGGTCAAAGCCTCAGAAGCGCACGGCAGAAAACGTGTTTGGTATGACACGTATGAAGCTGCAGCATTAGCTTCTGGTTCTGACATTACCTTTGCTCGATTACCTAAAGGCGCAACTATCTATAACGTTAAGCTGATGTGTGATGCATTGGGTGCTGGCGTTACTCTAGATGTAGGTGATGCCGCTGACGCAGATCGCTTTATTGCCAAAGGTGCAACCACTTGGAATACTGCAAATCAAGTAGTGGATTCTAACGCCATTGCTGGTGTTGGGTACACACTGACTGCAGAAACCGATTTGGTTATCACT